CGTATCCATCGGAGCACCGTCGTACACAGGACACGAAACCTCAGCTTCCAGTCGCGCGACCAGCGCTTCCTGCAGTGCAACAGACGGATCAGCCATCGGTAATGCCCTCACTCGCTTTGCTCAATGTCCTGGCCACGGCGGCACGGATATTGGCCAGGACAAATTCCCGATTCACGGCCATTGCAGGTCGTAGCCATGGGTGTGCGGGCCGAGCCGGTATATCCGGGTAATTGCCGTAAAAGTGACCACCATCACTTTTGTTCTTGGTAGGCCGCTGGTTCAGGGCATTGCGGCGCCCCTTGAGTTGCGACTTATCCCGGTTGTTGGTGTGCTCACCGCCGACGGCGTTGGCATCAGCCCGTCGATAAAGCGCGCCGCTGTAACCCTTGGTGCCGTACTCAAGAAAGCGCAAATAGAAAAACCGCCGCATGTCCTTTTTACCTCGGATGCCGATCTGCGCATCCAGGCCACTTTTGGAAACGAAGGTTCTCAAAGCAGACGCAGCGGTGCCGGTATCTTTCGGCACCAACTGCCGCATGGTGGTGAGGATTTGGTCCGCTGACTCCTGCATCGCCGGGACCAATTCGTTATCCATCTTCAAGTGAATGTTGCGCAATGTGCGCCGCAACTTGAAGTCACCGGACATGCGCGAGCGGCGAGCAGCCATGACCATTACTCCTTTGCTGCTTCGGTCTTTTTGGCCACCGGCGACTCGACTGCTTCGCGAACAAGCCCGCGATTGACCAGTTCGGCACCTGTCTTGGCATCGACAGTGAACTCCTCGCCTTTAAATTTTTCGCCAGTGGCGCCGGACAGGTTGCCCAATGCAATTACTTTCATGGTTCACCTCTAAGGATTGGGGACGTTTGAACAGAGGAGCCGAAGCATCGAGCGGGCGTTATCCGGCAACACCGCCTCGATGAGGTAGGTCATGGCGATACCGCCGACCACATGCACCAGGCGATTTCCGGCGACTGCATCCGCGCGGGGCCGGATGCGAATTTCAGCTGACACAGTCGCCTTCAATTGCTCAGCAACAGGGGCGATGCGTCCGGTGGGCAGCGCGATATCAGCCCAAAGCTTGCCGACTTCTGCCCAAGTGACCTCGAAGCCGGCAGATGAGTTCTTAACGCGCACCGGCTTTTGCATGGCACAGCGATGACGCAAGGATCCTGCTCTCACTACACCCCCCAGCCAATACGATATGGCGTTAACAACGATCGTGACCCCATGGGTAGCTCGGAAGAAATCGTACCGACGACGACATCTTCCCGGTTCGCGTAGAGACTGCCGGCTATCAGCAGGCACGCCGCGCTAATGGATGGGTTAATGACAATTGGCTTGCTGCCAGCAGAGCCATCCGACACGGCTGCAGCAAGCGACAGTTCATCCGAATAAAAGCGTCGGTTCAGAAACTGTGCCGCGCTGTCTTCGGCTGCCGCCAGAAGCAACTCCACATACGCACGATCGTCTTCCTCCGCACGCAAATGCTGCATTGCTTCATCGGTCGATATGGCGCTCATATCAGGCCTTTGGATCTTTGTCAGTCGCGAGGCCGGCAGCGATCAGCGAGGTCGCGTCATGCTTCGGCGAAAGATAACCGGCACCACCCCGGCGGCGGATTTCTTTGCCGTCCAGGTAAGGACGCTGAAAAGCGGTGTGCAGTGGGTGGGTTATTACTATGACGGGAAGGATGACGCGGGGAAGAGGATTGAAATTCCTCTTGGGGGGGATTTGGACATCGCCAAAGCTGAATGGGCGAAGCTCGACTGCAAGCCGGTACCGGCGAAGAACACTTTGCTGGGCAAAGTGTTTGACCGTTACGAAGCGGAGATCATCCCCAGCAAGAAGCCGAGAACCCAGAAGGACAATCTGCTCTCGCTGACACAGCTCAGGAAGGCATTCAGCGATGCGCCGATCAACGTGGTAACACCACAGGCAATCGCTCAGTACCGTGACAGACGAACCGGTAAGGTTCGGGCGAACCGCGAAATCTCGCTGCTGTCACACATCTACAACATCGCCAGGGAATGGGGGGTCACCGACAAGGAGAACCCCGCCTCAGGCGTGCGCAAGAATAAAGAAACGCCCCGCGACTTCTACGCCGATGCGACTATCTGGAACGCCGTGTACGGAGCGGCATCGCCTGAGCTGAAGGATGCCATGGACTTGGCCTATTTCACCGCTCAGCGCCCTGCTGATGTTCTGTCTATGCGCGCCACGGATGTCATCGACAGCTTCCTACAAGTTGCCCAGGGAAAGACGTCGAAGAAGTTACGCATTCGGCTCGAGGCTGGAGAAGTCATCAATGGCCTGGGCGAACTGATTGAGAGGCTGCTCGAGCAACGGAAGGCACGCGCCATCCGGAACCCATACCTGATTGTCACCGAGGATGGTCGACGGGTGACCGCAGCAATGCTTCGTCTGAGGTTTGACGATGCACGCAATACCGCGATCAAGGAAGCATTGAAGAATCAGGATGCCCATCTTGCGGCCAGCATTCGCCTATTTCAGTTCAGGGATATTCGACCAAAGGCGGCCAGCGAAATCGACGATCTGGGGCATGCAAGTCGCCTGCTTGGTCACACCGACAAGCGCATCACCGAGACGGTTTACCGGCGCGTCGGGGAGATCGTAAAGCCCACCCGATGAGGCCGAAAAACAGACCAAATTCGTTTCCGCAAGTAAAGTGCCGCCCCTTGATTTTAGCGGCCTTCAGAGCATCGGAGAATGTTCGCTTGCGGAAACCAATAAATTCTAACCAATTGATATATAACGTTTATTCTTCGGACTTGAAAACCGTCGACTGTAACAGGTCCATGAGTTCGAATCCCATCGCCTCCGCCATCTTTATACGACAAAGCCCTGATTTATCAGGGCTTTGTCGTTTCTGGGGTTTGGCTTTCCCTGCCATCTCTAGGCGGAGCGTTTGCCACTCAGATTGCCATTCAGACTGTTTTACACGTTAACCAGGCACTCCAGAACAGGCTGCTGAAAAAACGGGTAGCGTCGCCAAAACCCGCATCGTGCAAAAGCTTCTGAACAGCCGCCTCAGAATGTGGAGGGTCAGCGCCTTGGAGAATCTTCCCAAGCTTGACCTTCACTTCATCCGGGCTCGCTCCGTGCTGCCGCCACCGTTGCCCCCAGGCAGCCAGGAGCAACGGCTGGCTGGCATAGGCATATTGATTGCCGGCGACAATCAGCGCAGCGCCCGGTTTCAGACGAGCCCGAATGGATCGCAGAATTTCTCCCTTGGCATCATCACCATCGAGATGATGGAGTACACCAATCAAAGTGGCTGCGTCGTAGGACTCATCTGCGGCCAAGTCTTCAACGTGCCCAAGGTGCACGTCCGTTCTTTCAAGCACGTTGTTTACGGCTAACTGCTGTTTAGCGGCTTCCAGCATCGGCCCGGATGGATCAACGGCGGTGAAGCGCCAGCCCGGTTCAAGCCTGGCCATCGCAATGATCTCCTGCGCCGTACCGCCAGCGCCGACTACCAGTATTTTTGCCGAGCCCCTATTTCCAAGGCTTGCCGCGAGCATGCACGCCACCAAGTCCTGACAGGCGTCATAACCTGCCAGTGCGATACGGCTCTGTCGTCCGTATTCACTGGCCCGGGCGTTATCAAACTTTTCAGCTGAATCAAGTGGTGATTTCAAGGCGGTTCTCCATGTCCTTGAATCAACTTAGGTCATAAACAGCGATAATAAAAATTCATTAATCTTATGCACTGCATTCCTGACAGGAATGCCATGGCACTCAGGTTTTGTCCAAGCGACACGTTTGATGTGCTTTCCTCCCGCGCCTTATTTCTTGTGCGGCAATACCGCGCCCAATACCTGCTTGGCCGTTTGCACGATCACCCCGGCTTCATTCGGGTCACCCTTGAGCAAAGTCGTGGCGAATTTCCTGGCCTGTTCGAGCTTGATGTGTGGCGGCAACGGCGGCACGTCGGGGTCGGTCTTGAACTCGATCAGCACCGGAACGTCCGAGGCCAGCGCCTGATCCCAGGCGGCGGCAACGTCTTCCTCGCGGTCGACGAAAATCCCTTTCAGCCCGATCGAAATGGCGAACAGGTGGTACGGCACGTCCGGGATGCTTTGCGATGCTTCGAACTTCGGATCCCCCTCCATCACCCGTTGCTCCCAGGTGACCTGATTGAGGTCTTCGTTGTTGAACACCGCGCAGATCCATCGCGGACTTTGCCATTGGCGCCAGTATTTGGCGACGGTGATCAGCTCGGCCATGTTGTTCATCTGCATGGCGCCGTCACCCACCAGTGCGATCACCGGGCGCTCGGGAAACGCAAACTTTGCTGCAATCGCATAGGGCACGGCGGCGCCCATCGAAGCCAATCCCCCGGACAGCGAGCATTTCATGCCGCGGCGTATTTTCAGGTCGCGGGCGTACCAGTTGGCGCACGAACCGGAGTCACTGGTGATGATCGCCTGCTCAGGCAAGCGTGGCGAAAGCTCATGGACCACCCGCTGCGGATTGATCGGCCTGGCTTTGCTCATGGCACGTTTTTCCAGGACCTTGTCCCAGCTCCCGCGCCAGCCTTCGACCTTCTTGCGCCATTTGCGCTCGGTTTTCTGTTCGAGCAAAGGCAGCAATGCGGCAAGTGTTTCTGCAGCATCGCCGAGCAGATTCACCTCCATGGGATAGCGCAGGCTGAGCATGTCCGGTTGCAAGTCGATCTGCACACCACGCGCCTGCCCTTCTTTGGGCAGGAACTCGGAATACGGGAAGCCCGAGCCGATCATCAGCAAGGTGTCACACTCG